GTCAATACCAATCGTGAATCTTTTATAATATGTTGGATCATTATAACGATTCTTCAACTGCTTGACCATGATTTGGCCCATCTCTTCTAGTTCTTCAGAAGTGATTAGAGCAAACATCAAGTCGGCGGTAGCTGGCAAACCAAAACTCTCACTTGTGTCTTCGAGTCCTGGATCGGAAGATGAAAAACCGGACCTTGTGGTCTGAGTTGCAGAAACAATTGGGACTCCATACTCAACGGCAAGTCCTCGCAATTCTTCTGCGATAGATTTAACATAAGTGTAAGAATTGACATTTGATCCTGCTTTAATTCGAGAACTGCAACATATGTTAAGATAATCAACAAAAATAATATCAGGCCGAAAATTCTTTTTAAGATAGAGTTCATTCAATAGAGTCCTAAAATGTGTTGTGGATGCCGATGCAGTAGGATACTCTTTGATGATAAGTTTTCCAGTGGTTTTGGCTTTTACTTTTTCAACTTTTCTATCATACATATCTTTAGATAAACTCACCAAATCATCCAAAGAAACATTCAATAAATTCGCATCTATTCTTTCTGCAATACGTTCTTCAGCCATTTCCATAGTGATGTAAAGAACATTTCGACCCAACGACATAGCTCCAGCGGCACAATGACACATAAAAAGTGACTTACCGACACCAGTACCAGCAAGAGCAATATTAAGAGTTTTAGCAGGAAGACCACCTTTTGTAATCTTGTTAAAGAATTCCAAGTCAAATGGAATTCGCTCTTCATGTCTGTGGTAAAACTCATAACGCTCATCACTATTCTCCAAATAATCGTGGCCTACAGATGTATCAAAACTTATTGCCAAGGCGTCTGATAATATTTTGGGAATCTGACCTTTGTCGTGTGTTTTGTCTTTACCATCGAGAATAGAAATAGACCCCAATACTGCATTGTAGATTGCTTTCTCTTGACAGAATTTTTCGGTTTTGTCAACAAGCCATTGAATTTCGGATCCCTCTCTGCTAGACGATGCAACCTCAGATAGATATACTTCACACTTTGCCACTTCTTCATCAGTGAGATTTCGCCTTTCTTTGATGGCCAAACCAAGTGCTTCAATCGTTGGTGGGTTATTGTAAGTGTCTGTGAATTGTGATGTCTCTTCATATATTACTTTTTCTGTTCTATCTGTAAAGTAATCAGCCTTCAAGAAGGGAAGAACTTTTCTTAGATATTCCTCCGAGTAAATCAGGTGTTTCAGTATCGTCTGTTCTATTTTCATCAATCATTTCCTCGTCAAGATTGGCAGTCATTAATTCTACCAATAGGTCACCCGCAAATTGCTTAAAGTCTGGATCTTTTTCCAGTTTTTTAGGTTTAGCCACAGGTGATTCTAACACATAATAAGCAAAAAGTAAACGAGTCTGGTCTAATTCTTCCTTAAAAGATACCTTTCCATATTTGAAAATAGTATCTTTGTATATTCCAGACAACACTTTAATATGTGTTATATCTTTTTCATCCTTAGGATAAATGAAACAATAATCAATGCCTTCTATCATGCTTCTTCCGTATGCATAATTTCACCAGTGGTAATACTGTATTTGTTTTCAACAAAATCTAAGAATGTTTGGTCTGCTAGAATAGATGTCCAAAACTCTTTGGTATCAGTATCTTTGATACGATATTTCTTTTCTTCAACTTCACCAGTTCCAGGAGTTACCTTTGAATACCAACCATTGCTAGGTTTGATAACGTGTCCGGATTCAATTGCAATATCCAAAAGGCCAGACCATTTGCTAATACCGCCATCGAAAGATACAGTAACAGGGATTTTAGATTTTTCTTTGACATATCGGCTCTTTTCTACATTAATAATGAAATGATATCCGACAATCTCAGTTCCTTCTTTTTCTTGTTGACGACCTAAGATAAAGATATTGTCAGCGGAATAATAAGAACCTGTACCACCACCAACGATGTCTTTAGGAAACATACCAATTTCTTTGTAAGTATGATTGACCACAATCATTGGAATATCTTTGATATTAAGATGTGGTGTGACCATTCTGAACAATGATTTTACTTGTTTAGCACGAGACATATCAGCAACGGACTTTTCAGCTAAAGCATCTTCAACTTCTTTCTTGGATGCCAAATTACCAATTGAATCAATGATGATAATTAGTTTATCATTTCTTTCCAAATCAGTTAACTGTTTCATTATATCAAACTTTAATTGCTCAATATCAGTAAGCGGAGTGTGAAGCACCCGATTAGTGTCAATACCAAAAGAATCAAAATAGGATTGAGGAGTACCAAACTCAGAATCATAAAACAACAAAGCGGAGTCTTCATATTTGTCCATATAAGATTTGGCCATCAATAAAGAAAATGCAGTCTTAAAATGCTTGGATGGACCTGCCCACATTGTAAGACCGGGTGTTAAACCACCGTCCAACTTACCAGATAATGCAACGTTAATCATTGGTACTGGTGTTGGTATCATATCCTTCTGTGTGAAGAATTTTGATTTGGATAGAATGGCAGAATCTTTGATGCTGCTGTTCTTTTTGATTTTGTCTAATATACTCATTTCACGTCCTTTGTTTAAGTGTTTCTTTTGTAGAAGTTAATGTCTTCTTCATCATTTGCCATTTTAAAATTAGATTTGATGCCTATTACTCCCAAATCTCTTTTTTTTAAAGCCTTCTCTTGTTTAGTATCTATTGGAGAACCAACATCAGGAATAATAGCATCTTTTGGTTTGACAGGCTCAGGTTCTGTATAAGAGTCTTCTATATCTTTGAGTGCTTCATCTGTTGGTTTTTCAACAACATTAGTATCATAAAATAAAATATCTTCTTGTTTGTTTTCTTTAAGTGACATATTACCAGCTATCAATAACAATACAGCAAGAGGATCAAATACAATCATAATCAATATAATTACTAACCGTACTGCTTTATCTATGATGTCTCTATCACCAGATCCATATATTAACTCAGCAACATATTTTATTGGACCAAAGTCCGATTCCGCCTTTTGTAACGCCACATTAAGAGGGCCTCTTTCCTCGTTAAGGGCAGAAATTGTTTTTTGTGATTCTGATATCTCTTGGCTAATTCTACTGCGGTCTTTCGCTTGGGATTTGCGGATGGCAACCGCTTTGTCCGCACCTTTTTCATCAGATGAGCGTGCCATAATTTGGTCCACGCTCTCATCAAGTTGTTTGAGAACAGTACGATTGGCATTTATATTCTCCTTTTCGGTTTTAATCTTCTCATCTAACATTGTTACTTTATCAACGAATGGTGACATATCAGCAGAATGTTCTAAATGAGCCTTTGACAAGTAACCAAAAATACCCATCGAGGTAATCATCATTAGAATAACGATAGCACTTACCATATAATACTTCATCATTCTTGGTGCAGTATTCCAATTATGATACACCCATGATGTTGTAACAAGTTTGGATCCTTCTAATACTGAACCCATAATTATAATAGGCCAATAAGAACCAGGAAAGATTGCAGCCAGGCCTATAACTGAATATAGTCCGGCACACGCAGATAAAGCAAAAGCAGCAAGAAATACAAAAAATATCATGAGAAGAAATCCTCTAAAGAACTAACTTTTTCTGTCGACCATCCCATACAATCTAAAATTACTTTGATTGGTTCAAGAAAAGTCTTTTCGAATTGTGTATCATAATCGATATAACGAGAAATGTCAAATTCTTTAGGCAATCTTGCCGGATAAGAGATAACAGTATCTTTAAACGGATTTGGCATCCGAAGATAAGAAAACTTAATCTTCTCACCTTCCTGAATCAATGGATACTTCTTGGTTAGTCCCATTTGTTTCAGATGATGATTGTATAGTATGGCGCCTTTAACGTGAATAGGAGTTCCAAGTTTATACAACTGCAACGAATCGGCATACTTGGTCAATCCATTGATACCACGTGGGAAAGATATATCTTCTGGTGGCAGGCTGCTAAAATATGTTTTGAATTCGGCAATAAACTTGTGCATATCTTCTTCTGTTCCAGAAATCATAATCTTAATGGACTCTTTCATCTTACTACGAACAGCAGCAGGAGTAGATGACTTAATCATTTCAAGTCCCATGACTTTCAAGTCTGGTTCATGGTAACGAACACCCTCATTATCATACACATTCATAATGTATCGTTTTTTGGCAGTCCAAATACCTTTATTTGCAAGTGCCTCACGTTTCATCTGCATCTTTTGACCATACGCTTTGACATAAAGTGCCAACTCTTCATATGACTTATTAATGTAAGGTTCAATTTTCGATTTGCAAACACGATCCATGAAATCGATTACCTTAGTGATAGAATTTGTATCAGTACAAACCTTTTCAACCAATGGACCAAGTTTAAGATAGATTGAATCTGTATCAGAAGCAATGACGTAATCCACATCTTTTGTTTCCAACAACTTATTCATGTACTCATTGAGTTTGGCTTCTATCCATCTAATACTAAGTTGACCAGCTGTCGTGACACCCAAAGCCATCCTAAGGTCATAAAAACGAAAATACTGAGAACCAAGAGCACCGTAAGCAGAGTTAAGAGATACTTTTTTAGCCAATTGTAGATTATTGTATCTTGCAATTCGTTTTTCGATTTCGTATTTTTTGGAATCATCTCGTTCATTTTCATACTCCTGCTTCGCCTGCAACATCAACTTTTTGAATTTGCTACGGTCAGTATACATTTCTTCCATCATATTAGGTAAGAAACCACGTTTATCTAAACGAAAGAATTGTCCGTTTGGTGTTAAACAAGCAGTAACTAAACCTGAAGTATCAATCTGTTTTTTCAACATCTTATCAACAGTAACACCTTGTTCAAGGATGTTAAGCATTTCTTGTGAGTAGTCTTTTGGTTCAATTAGAGTTTCAGGACTAATATTGTATTGCATCATCAAGTGAGGATACAAACTGTTCAGGTCAAACGATGCAACCCAATCATGAGCACCGACTTGTACGTCTTTAACATATGCACCTTCAAATGCATGGTCTTTTTCTTGTGTCTCTTTAGGAGGAAC